TATCTAATCCTTCTAAATCTTCTAGCTTTTCGTTTGTTGTAATCTTCTTTCTAGTGAACTTAGAAGCTGGAACTCTATATGCAAGCTCGGATTTTGGCCTATCCATACCGTCTTGAATAGGACTAAAAAAGAAAGGATAATTAATCGATATAGGTACAACTTTGTCAGTAAACATTTTCTTAGCATCAGCTCCTGTTTTAGATAATATACCAAACCTTGCATCACTTGATATTGTAGCTTGGTTAACTGTTTCAGCTGATGACATAAAAGAAAAACCAGATCGTCTGTTTTTAAGGTAACACATACCATAACATCTTTTATCTGCTTTACAAGCTTCCCAAAATATATAAAATAACCTATTAGCTTCTCTAAAATCAGGTGCACCTACATCAATCTTGCTCCATTGCAGATACATATAGTGCGTACCTGTTATATATGTTGGTGTTCCATCGTTATCAAACCAAAACCCTTCGTCTCTGCGTTTAAACTCCTCATCTATATAATCAAACCAACTAGACTTTTTTTCTTCAGGATATGCTCTCCAATCAAATATATTTTTAAGCCTTGCTAATTCTTTAGGATATTCAAACTGCTCCCACTTTTTCTTTTTACTACTGTAAACGTTTCTAGCTTTTGGTAATGCTATTTGAAGATTTTGTATTTCATATATATCACCTATCTCACCAGTTTTAGATATAACAATAATGTCGTGGTCTTTGTCATAACCGTATTTCCACTTTCTTTTTTTATTAAGCCTACTTATAGTGGTTTTTTTTATAGGTTCTACTATGTTAACTAAACTTTGCTTGTACATTACTTAGATCTACCCTCTGCGAATCCTTTAAAGACTTTTTCCTTTTTCTCTTCAGGTGTTTTTCCCTCAAGCAAGTTTTCTTCTTCTTGTATTCTGTTAAGTATTTCAAATGCGTCAAATATAGCTAGTTTTTTAGTAGCTGCAGCGTTCTTCAATCTATCAGCTGATATGTCATCGTCAGAATCTACAATAGCTTCTTTAGCGACTTTAATCAGTTCTTCAACCGCCCTGTGCCCAGCTTGGATTATATTCTTCTTCGTTTCCTTGATATTCATATTTAATTGTAATAAATTGTGTCATAACCCTATATAGTCTTTGATCATCTATAACGAATTCATATTCATCATCTGGACTAAAGCCTACTAAATCGTCTTTCTGTAAACCAGTTGTTTCTAAACCATCATCTAGGTATTTTAAAACACCTATTAAAGGTTCTTCAATATTAGTATCTAAATTATGTTTAGAAACTATTGGTTTTACAAAACAATATCCTTTTGAAGCTCTCCAATCAGTATCTTCTGATTTGTACAGGAATATTTGCTCCTCAGATATGAAGTAAGTTTCTTCATCGAAAAAACTTCTACTATTCTTTTCTTCACCACGCATGTTATGCCATCTTCTAAACACATTATGGTGTAGTATAACTTTATCACCAACCTTTATGTTTGTCTCACCTATTAATGGTACAGACTTTACGATAGCTTCTCTGCTTACAAACTGGTGGTTGAATATTTCAGTATTAACTATTAGTTCTTTATCACCTATTTTTTTTGTGTTGTTGTATCTTGATTTTATAGGTGAAACTACGAAATCATAAACACTTTTCATTAATACTGTAAATTATACTCGACTGATACAGCCATATTTTTATTAAAATCTTTCCAAGGCAAAACATCATTACCCTTTTTAATGTACACGCTGTATTTATCTTCTGTTTCTATTATATCGCAGATAGTATGACCACCATACACTTCTTGCCCTACAGCATAGTGCATAGCGTCATTTTTATAATCTTTACCGATACTAATCTTTCTTATCAGCTTGCTCATTGTCTGGGTATTTTATAGATCCATCTTCAATACTAATATCTACAGTTCCATATTCTCTCTCTAACTCTTCTTGTACTTCTTTTAACAACACTTGAAGTTGGGTGATGTCGTGAAGTAGTATATGCTTTTGAGTTTCTAACCTACCAACTTCCATTTGAGCCCTGTTAATATCGCTAACAACCTTTTGAACTTTTTCAAGTTGTGGTGTTGTTATTTTTTCTGGTTTTGGATTTAAATCCACTATTTTACTTTTTGCCATTTTATTTAATTTAATTGTTTGTTAATAGTATTATTACACGTTTACTCGATAGTCTAAATATCAGAGTTGTCTGTCCAATCTGATCCTCTTACTATTGTTAACATCTCCTCGTGAGTATACTGATCTAAGCCTTCTAAAAACGATGGAGCTTCTCCGTAAAACTTAGCGATGAATTTTGTTCCATCTAAAGAGCGTCTAACAGTTGCTGCAGAGTTTTCTACTATTTGTGAGAAGTCAACTACTGGGTTTCCCTCTTCGTCAACCTCTTCTAATAAACTTGTAAGTGGTGTTGTATATATCATTTGTTTTTATTTTTAATTTTATGAATTTCTAGGTACGTCCTTTTGTATTACACCTCCTTGTGTATGTCCGTAATTATTTTCTGTAAATAAATCTATTGTTACAGGTAATCCTGTTGTTTTAGCATACGTTTCTGCTTGTGTTTGTTCTTCTAATTGTGCTCCCCAAATTAAAACTTCATCTCCTACTACTGCAACACTAGGTGCATCAAGTCTAAATGTAACATTTGCTGATGGTGTTCCTGTTAAAGTCAAAGTAGATTCATACCTAACCCAATCATTAGTTAAAACAAAAGCAGATGATTGTTGTGCTTCTGCATAATTATCTCTTATTAGAAAGAAATTTATATTTTTACCAATACTACTTCCAACACCTTTAGCATATATACTTAAAGTAAAAATCTGTTTAGTGCTGCTAATTTGATTTTGAATAAAAGGGTCTGTTCCTGTTGATGTTAATTTAGTTGCATTATTATCTCCAATAGGGCTTGTACCTTGATTGCTTGAAATTGTAACACCACTACTAGTTGTATAACCAGTAGATGAAGTTATATCTTCTGAATAAGTTAATAAGTTAGTAGTTGTTGCTTTTCTTACTGCTGCTATACCATCTGACTTTAGGTATGCAGTAGCTTGTGATTGTTGTTCTACTTGATAACCCCAAGCTAATATACCATCTGTGCCATTTCCTGCAAAACTAGGATTTCTACTAGCTAAAGCAGTTTGACTAGTAATTAATAAAAACCTAGGGTTTGTACCTGTTGCATCTTGTGTAACAGAACATCTATACCAATCTCCTATTTTTTCAATTTTACTTGAATTAATATCTCCATTTCCAATAATACCACCACTTGTTAATTCAAAATTTTGATATTTAGCAGCGAACCCTGTAGAAGAAGCAATTTGAATAAAATTATAGCCATTAGGTTTTACAAAAACACTAAAAGCAATTTCAGTACCTACAGTTGTAGTTAATTGTAAATATTGAAAATCAAAATAATGTGATGAAGTAGCAGAAGTAGGTATAATATTATATCCATAACTAACACCATCAGGAGATAAAGTTGTGCTTTCTGTTACAGTTTCTAAACCTGATGAATTGTAAAAAGTATTAGTTAAATCTTCACTATACGTTACTAAATTAGTAGTAGGTATATGTGCAAGATTAGGACTTGTTTGATCTTGGAATATAAACGGTGCAGCTGTAGCTGGATAACTAAGGAATTTAGAATCTAATATACCATCACCCATTCTATAGTAGTTTCTAATCTTTGTTAGTGGATATTGGTTAGTGATATTACCCTCTACCATATTTGTCATAGTGGCTGGATTGCCTTGTACTTCTTTTACTGATACGTTGTTTAAATAATATTCATTATTACCTCCTGAATTACTTCTGTTGAATATTATATATTCTTCTTGGGCAATTATATAATATCTATAACTACCTGTGCCTAATCCTGTTGCAAATATTTGTGAGGTAAAACCCGAACTTGTACCTAAAGAAACTTTTGCACCACCTTGTATTACATTTAAATTAAATGTTATAAGATATGTTTTTCCTATAACACAACATTGTTGATACAAAGGTTTATGTAAACCTGTTGTTGGGTGATAAGCACCTAATGTGTTCCATACCCACCAAGAACTTGTACTCCAAGAATCTAAATTTGTAGCAAAATCCCCATTAGCAACAAGTTCTGCACTTAATGTAGGATTAGTTTGGTCATAGATAACAGGGTACTCATCATTAGTACCATCTCCCATCTTCCAATATCCTTGTAATCCTGTGTTTACTTCTTCTACTGTTACGTTGTCTATAGAACCTGTAAAATTATTTATGCCCTGTATATATATAAGTGTATTAGCACTTGTAATTGTTACATTTTCAGTATATGTACCATTCCCACTTCTATTAGAAGTTGATTGTGAACCACCTAAATAAATTCTAGCATCTCCCTGTACATAATCAGAAATAGTAAATACTACTTTAAATGTTTTACCTACAAAATCTATACTGCTTTGTGTTGATGATATAGCACTAACATTAGTTCCTTTAAGTTTTCCATCACTAATATTCCAACCTGTTGGTGTAGACCAATCACTATCAGTATCAAAAGTACCATTCTGTACTATATTAGCATAAGGACTACCATTCTCAATATCACTTGATGTTTGGTTTGTCATTATTGCAGGGTTGCCATTTACTTGTTTTACTGATACGTTGTCTACATAAAATTCAGTATTTATACCACCATATCTAGAAAAGTTAATGCTTGTATTTTCTTTGACAGGAACTGTGTATAGTGTGTATGTTCCACTTGTAGTGTATTGTGCACTAACAGTTCCACTACTTGCATCTAAGTAAAATACATTTGCAGTACCTTTAACAACATTTAAAGTAAAAGTTAACTTTAATATAACATTTGCATTATTAGATAGTATTTGAGCTAATGGATTATGTGTTGTGGTTTCAGGAAAATATGCACCTTGACTTGTCCATTGCCAATGATTATTAGCATTAGTCCAACCACTTAAATCTGTAGCAAAATCTCCGATAGTAACTAACTCACTACCTATAGTTGCATTTGTTTGGTCAGCGAAAAGAGGATAAGAATCTATCCCTTT